GCCGAGCGCAGTATTGAAAAAAAATCGACGCCGACTTTCATTTCCGTTTCTGTTTCTTCGTCTCGACGCCGCGCTGTCGGTTGTGCCGCCGACAGAGGGGACGCAGGTTCTCCCTCGTGCTCTGCCCACCCCAGTCCCGGGGGAGGATATGGTCGGCCTCGAGGGGACCGTCGCACCCACCTCGATCTACCCAGGCGCACACAGCGTTGGCTACTACCTCCCTCGCCAGCTTGCGGTGGTACCAGGAGTACCTACCCGAGGGGGAGCCGGGGCCGTACCCTCTGCCGAACTGCCTACGCCGGGGCTTCATACCACCGAGTCCGGGACGATCCGCAGCTTGTGCTTACGGGCGGGGAAGCGCTCTATCTGCCCGCCGGAGAACGTCACCTTCCACTGCTCGATCAGGTCTCCGGAGGTGTCCGTATCCCCGGCGACGAGGGTGCGGCGTACCGTCCCGCCCGTAGCGGGGGCCACGACCGTCGCGGCTTGGTCTATCCCCGCCGAGATCGCCTGCCCGGGGAGGCGTGCCTGGTACCGGACCTCCGTGACGCCGGTGAGGTCGACGATCACGCCCTTCGAGTCTCGGAGGACGTCCTCGATCAGGACCGAGACGTCGTTCTGGGTCACCGTGTGGTCGGGGGGTCGTCGCTCCCAGGCGGTCTGGCTCACGGCTCGATCTTCCCGACCTCGACGCTGTCGGCCGAGATCGCGAACGGAAGCGGCTTCGAGGCGATCCTGCGCCGACCAGCGTGGACCTCGACCCTCGGAAGGGTCAGGAGCCAGAGCGCGATCCGCGCTACCCAGAGCCGCCGAACCTTCACGGTCATGTTCGTCTGGATCGCCATCACGGCACCTCCGCATCGTTGCTCGTCGTCCGAGGGCTCCCTCGGTTCGCGCCGGTCAGTACGCCTGCGCCGTTCTCGGAGGTTGCCCCGTTACCACGGTTCGCGCCGGTCAGAGCGAGAACGTCGTCCGCGGTCGAGACCGGGACCGCGTACGTCGGGGTCCGGACCGGGCCGGCCGACGGCCCCCCGTAGGGGATGAACTGGGTCACGAGCGAGACGGCGTGGGAAACGGCCAGGATCAGCGCCTTCGCTCGAGTCCGAACGAGGGACGCCGTGTAGGTTGCTCCGAGGACGATCGACTTCGAGATCCGCTTACTTACGGTTGCGGCGTACGTCACGGCCACGGCCAGCGCCTTGCTCGTCTGCCGGCTTAGGGCCACGGTGTAGGTCGCCGAGACGGTCAGAGCCTTCTGGAAGACCTTGAGCGCCGCGAGGACCGGGGAGTAGGTCGCGGCGAGGACGAGGAGCTTCGAGGCTTGCTTCCGTAGGACAGGCGTATACGTCGAGGCGAGGGCGAGCGGCTTCGAGACGAGCTTCGTCAGCGCCGTGGTGTAGGTCGCCGCGAGGGCGAACGCCTTGCTCGCTCGCTTCGTCAACGCGACGGTGTAGGTGACCCCTACCGACAGCGCTTTCTGGAAGACCTTCAGGGCGACGAGGACTGGGGTGTACGTCGCCGCGACGAGGAGTGCCTTGAGCACCAGCTTCGAGAACGCGAGCGAGTAAGTCGCTCCGACGACCAGATTCTTCAGCGCCTTGCGAACGAGCGCCGTTGCGTACGTCGCGGCGAGGACGAGGACCTTGTTGGCTTGTTTCTGCAACGCCACCGTGTACGTCGCCGAAACCGCGAGCGCCTTCTGGACTACCTTGAGCGCGACCAGGACCACGGAATACGTCACGCCGAGCCCGAGGCTCTTGGCGACGATCTTGAGGAGCGGAACGGCGTAGACGGTCGCGACCGCTAGGAGCCTGTTCGCCCGTTTCTGTAGGGCTGTCGTATAGGTGACGCCGACGGTGAGCGTCTTCGGGACAGTCGTTGCTCCGCCGGTTTGGAACGCACTGTTCTGGAAGACGTTTGACTGGAAGGCTCCAGCCATCGGGGGCTACGCCGGGTCGATCGTCAGGGTGAACTGGATCGCGTCACCGGAGAGAAGGTTGATCACCGTGAAGTCGTGCGACGTGAGCATCGTGCCGCCGGACGACGCGGTGAACAGCCCGGCTTCCACGATGGCTCGTCCTGCGGTCGCCGTGTTGGTCCAGACGTATTGAGCCTTCGCGGTCGCTCCTGACCCCGTTAGGGTTGGAGTCACGGCGCCGCGAGTCTCTACTTCGGTACCGAGCGTGGTGTCCGTCTTAGCAGCCGCACCGGCGGCTGTTCCGAACCCACCGTGTGTCGCGGCGACGTTGAGCGACCCAGACCCCAGGAGGCGACTGGCTGCCCATTCCTCGCCGAGGTTGGTCAGGACGTCACCCATCGGCCTTCACTCCCCATCCCTCGCTCTTGGTCTCGGAGATCACCCCGAGGTCTTCCACGGTTCCGTTTGCTCGGATGACCTTGGCGCTTAGGGTTTGCGTCGCCTTCGGCTTGCGGCGGATTCGAGCCTTGAGCTTCTCGAGCATCTAGCCTCCTAGCCGGTGAGCTTGCATTCAACAACTTCAATGGTCCACACCGGGGTACCGGTAACGATGGTATCGATGGAGAGCCCGACATACGTCCCTGCAAGCGCCGTGTTGTCGAAAGTGGCGGGGATGTTGCTCAGGGACGAGTTTCCGAATCCAACGGCATCAGCCGCCCTCTTGCCAGCAATAGCGTAGTTGAACACCACCTGGCCCGTAGCACTCACCGACCGCACGTGACACATGAACATGAATACACCGCTGTCCACGGCTGCCGTCTGAGCGGCCGACGTGATCGTTGCCCGCGTGGTATCGGCAGTGGTCTGGTTGGCACCCTGCTTGAGCCTGAAGACAGCAGCACCAGTCCCCGCAGCCGTCTTACTGATGTACAGATACCAGCGGTACAACTGTCCGGCCTTCATGCCGAAGGATGGAATCAGGAGACCCGAGTTCGTGATGTAGGTCTCACCGCCTGAGGGAAGCACCTGCGAGGCCGTCGAGTCGTTCCCCGAGATGTAAGTGCTCTTTCCAACGGCCCCCGTATCATCCAACTGGGCCAACCGCTTCGTCGTCGAGTCCACGAAGACGCGGGACTTGCCCGCCGCCGGCGTCGCTGGCACAGCCTGGTTATCGAAGAGCGCTGTTCCCATTTAGAACGTCCTTCCCGCGAGTATGGTCTCGGAGATCTCGTTGAAGTTGGCGATGTAGAGTTCGGCATCACCTTCGATGAAGGCCTCGATCTCGCCCGTCAGTCCGAGTTCGTCTACCTCCGTGTAGTCATGCCCGTTGGGGATGCGGAACGGAGCTTTCGGCGTGCGAGGGTTGCCGAGGACGTTGTAGACCTTCGTGTCGTTCCAGCCGAGGACCGAAATCTCCGCCGTGCCGGCCAGGACGAGTTCGCCGGTCAGGGCGATCTCGTAGAAGTGGATCGCGAAGTCGCCATCGGCCAGCGTCAGGTTGCCGATCGTCGAGTTCGTCGGCCAGACGTGGAGATCGTTCCACTCGTCACTGCCGACCCCGCCAACCGGCGTGCCGTCGTCGGGGATCGCGGTCGTGAACTTGTGTTTGACGTCGGGCATCTAAACCGTCCTCTGCTGCAGGAGGAGCAGGAGACCGACGGTCGTCGACGGACGCCGGTTGCGGGGCCTACGCTGCCCGGTCCACGGGAAGATGAACATCAGCCCCGAGCTCTTGAGGAAGTCGCGCCGAGTTAGGAGCCAGTCCCTCACCGCGCTACACCTCCGCGAAGTCGGCGCCAGCCGATCGGCCCTTCTGAGTCGTGCCGCGCAGACCGCGTTCGTAGACCCTAGCGTCGGCGGCCCTTTCCTTGAGCCACTGGCGGTAGGCCTTCTGTTCGCGCGGCGTCATCTGGGCGTAGACCGATCCGGGCTCGTAGCCGTTCGCCCATGAGCGCGCATGGCGCGAGGTTGGTCTGGGCATGGACCCCTCCCCAAAGCGAAGCGCCGCCCCACCCGTGGACGGCGCTTCGGAGGTTCTCGGCCGGTGGACCGAGGGAGATCCGGGGCGCAAGGCCTGCGGATCCTGAGAGATTGTGCCAAACCCGGGGGTGGATTACAACGATGGGATACCTTTTCCGGCCTGTTTGCCGGTTACCTGACGCGGGCCGTGTGACCGGTGCTTGCGCTTCACTCGGACCACCGGGAGATAGAAGCGCTCGGCCTGTGCTTCCAGGTAGATGGCAGCCGACCGGAGAAGTTCCGGCCGGTCCTCGGCAGCGCCGATCAGGTTGTTGCAGCGGGAGCAGAGAAGACCACGTACGTAGACGAAGCCATCCCGGTCCTCCGGCTTGACGTGAATGTGGTCAACATCTGCACGACGGTCCTGGCCGAGCTCGACGCCACAGATCTTGCAAAGCCCGTCCTGCTCGCGGAGCAGGCGATCATAGGGCACAGCCAGCCGCAGGGAGTTCTGGAATCGGAAGCAGAACCGGCAGTAGGTGCAAGCGGCCCGGAAGTCGGAGACGGCGCGGACGGTCTGACAACCAGGACATAGCCGACGCTCCTCAGCCGGAAGGCCCGGGATGCTAGGTTGGTCCACTGTCGGCAGTCCTTGGCGGCTGTCGGCCATGCCCCGGGCTGCGCCAACAGCGCCGGGGCACTTCCTGACCTCACATGCTACCCCGGGCCTCCGACATCCACCGGATCCGTAACCGCCTCCAAGCGCGGTCCCGGGCCGCCTCACGCCGAGCCTCGAGGCGGGCCAGGTAGTCGGATCGGTCCTCCCCCGTACGCCGAGCGTAGACGTAGCAGGCTCGGCACTGGCCGGCGACCTGGGCTTGTGAATCGCCACAGGTTCGGCAGAGAGTCAAGCCTTCCCCTTGGCCGGCGGCTTCCAATCGTGACCGAGCCAACGGACGCCGTTCCGCGCGACCTCCTCGAGGACGGCGCCGATGCGCTCTGAGTCGATGACCTCGTCGCTCGCTGTCCCGATCGGGTAACCGAGGAGCGTAATCAGGTGCCGATCAGTTCCCATAGTGCTCCGCTCTGATCCGCCGACGGTCTCGGGCTTCCTTCAGCTTATCGAGTTCGGTCTTGCCGACCGATCGGGGGAACGTGCCGCGGGGCTTCTTCGGGTCCTCCGGACCGAGTCGCCGGTCGAGCCCCTTCCGGATCCGCGTGAGCTCGGTGTCGACGCGCTGCACCGCGTCGTCGAAGGCCTCCAGGAGCTCGCGCACCTCGGCCTTCTGTTCGTCGGCGACCACGCCGAGGACCGGGTTGGAATACGCGATCTGGCCCGATCCCTGACCGTTCGCTTTCGTCGGCGCGTGCGAGTAGTTGACCGCCCACTGGTACTGCTCCTGGATGCGGACGTAGGCTGCGGCGGCGTTGAGCATGTGAGTCTGAATCTCGGCGAGGGAGCGGATGGTCACGGCGTCTCCTGAATCACGACCAGCACCACGCCGACCAGCTCCAGCCGGCCGCACTGTTCCACGTCCCGAGGGAGATCGCCATCCGAACCGAGACGACGGCCTGCGACAGGACGTTCGTGATCGACGAGGACACGCCGATCCTCTGACCCCACGTTCTCCACCTACCCGGCCACGACGACGTTGAGTGTTGGAACGTTCCTCCCCTCGCGTCGCTCAGGTTCGCGTCCTGAAGGTCGCTCCCGGATTCACAGTGTCCGACCTCGACCGCCGTGCGCGGCGAGCCGGGGGAGTTGAAGAGGTGCGCGATGCACCAGATCAGCCCCTCGCGCTCGCCCACGTGGGTCCACGGATGATGCTCTGCACACCTTGCCACTCTCGGTCTATCCTCCAAACGCCGGGCTTCTGCTGGGTTGCCTGGCGGCCCGATCGCTATCCCTGCCAAGGTCACGGCGATCGCGGCCGTCCTGAGTGCTCGTTTCACGCTTGCACCTCCGTCGTCGTCGGGCGCTCCCGGCGCCACGGCCTACGGATCGGTGTGTATGGGCGTCACCTCCTCGGTCAGGTGCTCGTCGATAGGGCGTTGCGGGCTCGCTCGTACACGTCGGCGGCGGCACGCTCGTCCATATCGCCGCCGAGTGGGTAGCCTGCTGCCCACTCCATCGCAGGTTTGAGCGCCGCCCGCAGCTGCTCGACCGCGGCCAACCATGCATCTCGGTTCTCGACCGTCGTCTGGAGATTCGCACGCAGCCGCTCGACCTCGTCTTTCAGGGTGTCGTACTCCGGGAACACCAGGCGGGCGCCGCGTAGTTCAGCCCGCAGCCGTTCGACCTCGGCTCCTCGGTCGCGGCTAACCGCTTCTTCGGCACGTAATGCACCAACGAGCCAATCAGCCTTCTTCTTTAACCTCTTGACCTCATTCGTCGCTGCGTTCCAGTCCGCCCAGCACTCGTCGTATTTGTCCCGCAGCCGCTCGACCTCGGCCTCGGCTTGCTCCAACTTCTCGCGGGTGATGCGGGCTAGTTCCTCAAGCGCGTCGGCTCTGTCCGTCTGGCCTTCGACCTCGGCCTCTAGGCGCTCAACCTCGCTGGCAAGCTGGAGGCCGCGCGCAATCTGCTCGGCGAACTCATCCTCGAGGCGAGCGCGAACGGCGCGGTCAGACTCCTCGAACGCGTTCACGTCGCTCACGCCGCGTACCTCACGATCACTTCGCCGACGTCGGGGATCGGCGCCGAGTCCTTCAACGCCTCGAGCTGCTCGAGGAGCCCGGGTCGGTTGTCACGTAACCAAGCGCGTCCGGTCTTCGGCTCGTGGTCGAAGCCGTAGTGGCACGAGTTGCAGAGCGCGAGGAGGTTCGCCGGGTTCCAGCGGACGCGCATGTAGCGGCGTCTCAGGATGTGAGCTGCCTCCAGGAGCCACGGGGCTCGCTCGCCGCACATGACGCAGGCCCCATCACGCCGGCGGACGAACCTCGAGACACGCTGATCGGCGACCTCCTCGGCGTGATGCCTGCACCACTGCAGGATCTCGGCGAGTCTCGGGCAGCGTTGGCAGCGGTCGGCGTTGCCGGCGTAGGGGCCGGCGCGCGGCTTCGGCGGGCGGGTGAGGGTACTCATCGGCCCGACTCCCCCAGCGCCGCGCCCACCTGCTGCTCGGCGACGTCGACCATCAGCCGCCAGTACGGCTCCATCGTCGTGGTCCTGGACAGCCGGAGGTTCTCGGCGTAGGTCTGGGCGACGGCTTGGGACGCTTCGACCTTCGAACAGCCGCGGATGTGAGCGAGCTTGATCGCGGCCTCCTCGGCAGCCTTGGCGGCGTCGGCGCGGAGGGTGGTCACGTCTGCCTCCGTGCCGCTTCGTAGTCGGCCTCGGTGATCTCGCGGTGGGCCGGCTCCTTGCCGTTCAGCCGTGTCGGCAGAGGCTCGTCTTCCCAGCCGTCGGCGTTCAGCCAGCCCTCGGCGTACTTCGTGAACTGGTCGAGCCGGTTCGGGTCGTCGCGGTAGCGGATTGCGCCAGCGATGATTGCGGCTCTTGCGTCGGCGTTTGCGCCGAGTCTTGCGACGGCATTGCGCCATGCTTTGAACGCTTTGCGCTTGTCTCGGCGTAGTGGGTACACCTTCCAGAACTCACCGAAATGCGCATCGTAGCCTTGGTTGTAGGTCTTGCCCTTGTTCGGAGATGGCGGTTTGAAGATCTGAGAGACATGCGCAATCTGTGCTTGGCCGGGGATTTGCGCCACGATTTGCGGAGCGTTTGCGTCGGGTATTGCGCCGCGAGTTGCGCCGCGAGTTGCGCCGCACTGATGAGCGATTGCGCCACCGCAATCCGGGCAAGTGAGGTTGAGCGAGGTCATCGCTCGGCAGCCCTTGGACGGGGACGACGCTTCATCACGCGCTGCTCGATGACCTGAGCGATCGCCCGGTCGAGTGGCATCCGCTGCGTGCCAGCGATCGTCTTCGCCCACGCGATTAGGTTGATCGGGGCACCCGGCCCTCGAGCGAGGGCGTCGCCCAGGTCCGTCGGCTCGATGTCGCGATGCTCGTGGAAGTAGAGCGCCACCCCACGGACGATGGCCGAGCGGTACGCCTCGGAAGCTGGCCCCCATGCGGACTGGATCGCCAGCAAGGTCAATGCCAGGACAGAGCCCTCAGGCTCGCCGGTGCGATAGGCCCACCGGACTGCATCAACGCACCCAATCGAGCCGTCGCCGACCGACCGAGTGATGGTGAGGTCTCGGAAGCTGACGATGGCATGGATCGCCGTGGTCTCGGGATCGCCTGCGGTCAGCAGCGCCCGGTACTTGTCGAAGGCGCTGACGAGTTTCGTCGCGTTCGATTCGACGAACAGGGCAGCGGCCTCGGCGAGGGTTAGCCCACGGTGAACCACCGCCGGGATGCACTTGGCCGTCTCGGAGATACCCCGGCGCCGCGCCGCCTCGACACGGTGCTGCCCGTCGATGATGACGAGCGCCCCGTCGTCTCGCTCCCAGACGGTGATCGTCCCAAAGGCTTGCGCGTCGAACGCACTGAGAATCCGCTCGACTGCCGTGTTCGATACGTCTCGGTTGAACCGTCCATCGGTCACGAGGTCCGCCAGGCGAACCGCGCGGAACTGCCCCTCACCCAATATCGCGGTCTGCGACATCCCTCCCCCTCTCACGTAGCACGCGTTTCAGACGTGCGGCCAGGACCGGCAAACTCTGCTCGATCGCATCGAACCAGGGCTGCGCGTCGGGCTCGTCGTACAGGCGCGACCAGTCGCCGAGCATCTGCCCATCGAGCGCCTCTGCGAGTCCCTGAACCTGCATGGCGGCCTGTTGGAGGCCGCGGAGACTCTGCTGCAACGTGTAGCCGTTCGTCTTCGCCTTCGGGGACAGGTTCGTCGGTGTCCTCGGGCGCTGTAGCCGTACTGCTCGAGCGATGTCCCGCTCGGTCTGTCCTGCGGCCACGCGTCGCTCGAAGTCCTCCTCGGGGACGGCCGCGATCTTCTGCCAGCGGGACGACTCGTTTCGGGTGATGCCCAGGTCCGTGAGATAAACGTCACCACCCGATGACGTTTTCGGCGGTCGCCCCTGCTCGAGGTCACCGTTCTTCTTCATCTCGCCGAGGAGCTCGCCGCCCTTGCGAGCTGCACGCACACGAATCTCCCGGGCGTACCGCTCGGCCTCGTCGCCGAGTTTCTCGGCTCGGGCGTAGGCTTCGGCGGCCGTGGCGAAGGACCGGATGTCCATGACGTCGTCGAAGGTCCGCGCCTGCGAGAGGAGCTGCACCGCCTTCGTGAGCTGAACAAGAACGCCGCTCACGAGTCGAGCCCCAGCTTCGTTGCCAAGTGCTCAAGCGTCTGCTGCGTGTCTTCGGTCGTCACGCCGTCTATCCGCGCAACGTCACGCCGAGCGCAGTCACGGCAGACCCGTCGGCGATTGCGGACCAGGAACCTGGCCTGGGTCACCACGTCGCGCCATTCGGTGCGCTCCTCGAGGAGGTCTCGGCGTTCGACGAGGCGGGAGCCTGTGTGGGACGGGTGCGAACAGATCGCGGCGCTCATGTCGCCAACTCCACATGCTCAAGAGCTTCGTTGCCCCAGGTATCCCAGCCGAGTCGTTGACGTCGCGCGAACATCTCAAGTCGCGGTGAAGGACTGCTCGCCTCGATGTAGTCCATGAACGATTCGGGCTTGGTGCTGTGGCGACGCGGCAGGGGTCGGGCGAGCATGAAGACAGAGTTGGGCCACGCCCAGGTCATCTTCGGTTGGCCGCGTTTGGCGAATAGGAGAAACTCCGCGCCCGATGGAGCAACGCTCTTCCGACCGGCATCGGATTGTGCTTTCCCCATACGAGCGTCTGGCGGTACTTGAAACCCCAGCCGAACAGCAGACCGAACGCATCGGGCAGATAGGCGTTCGTCGCCCACAACCACAGCGCGCAGTCGTCGTCGGCGAGGTCAACCAAAGGCAATGCCGCAATCTCGGGAACGGTCATGGTCGGGTAGGGGAAGGGGGCGTGGTGCACGTCGTCACCAGCCTTCGGCCCGCCCTTCACCGCTCGGCTGTAGAACCACGGTGGGTCGACGACGATCGTCCGATACTTCACTCAGATCCACTTCCTCGCCGAGCAGACGCAGCCCTTCTCCCAATCCCTTTTTTCCCCCATCGGCTTGTCCACCTTCGGGATGTGACCGAGGTCAGCGCATTCGTTCGTGACGAGGTACTGCTTGGCTTCGTTGCTGAGGTAGTCACGCCGGAGCATGTCGATACGGCGTCGGCGTTCTGGGGTCATCACGGGGGCGGGGACGCGGATGTCGGCGAGGCTCACGACATCATCGCCTTCTGTCGGGTTTGATAGGCGCGCGCATAAGGCGCGTTGTACGCCGTGTTTGCCTTGCGGCACCGCCCGCAGCGGCAACCCCAGTTCGAATACGTTGTGGCCTTACCATGCGAGCCCTTGGGCGGCTGTCGGCTAAAGCGGTCGGCTCGTTCCAACCGAGTCCGCTCTGTGTTGGCGCGGGTGCACTCATCGCATCGACACCCGTAACCGCGATACGTGGAAGCAAGGCCGTGTGTAGGCCCTCGCTTCCTCCGCCAACCATCACCAAGAAGCTCTACGTCCTCCCGTGTGAAGCGATTGGGGTGCGTTCTCTTAGGTGTGAGATCACCACGTCGTACAAGTTCGTATACGTACGTGCGCCCGATCCCCAATACCTCCGCGGTTTGGGTTGAGTTCAGGAGGTCCTCATCCGTCACAGCTCCCCCTCCCGTTCCCAATCGTGGACCCCGCCGTAGAGACGGACCTTCGGATCACGCGGTTGATACATGGAGAAGGAACGAGCAAACGCTCGGAGCTGCCGGCCCGCCGCGAGCATGACGAGGATGAACTCGACGAGCAGAGCAGCAGCGATGAAGGCGAACAGGACGGCGTAGTCGTTCACGCAGCCTCCGCGAGGACATCGACACGCATCTCTTCGACACGCCGACGCAACCACTCGGTCGGGGATTCCTCAGACGGTGCCGCTACGACTGCCGATGGACCAAGCCGGATCGCTGCACCGTTCCACTCAACAGCTCGTGGGGCCGCGGTCGTGCTATCCCATGTTGTCCCGATCGTGTAGACGGCGTTCGTTACCGAGGAGGACGAAACGTTATATGGCCAGTTGAAGTACGCACCGGCCATCGGCCTACTCCCCATCCCCGTTTGCTCCGGCGCCGACCGTCTCCTTGCGGTCGACGCGGAAGCTCGGGATGGCCTTGAGGAGGGCCTTGACGATGTCGTCCTTCAGATACTTCACCTCGTCGGCGAGACGGTTCTCGATGAACTTCATCTGCTCTTCGAACCGCTTGCGCTGCTCCGTTAGAGCGGCCTCGCGCAGCTCTACCTGGGTCTCCCGTTTGGCCTGCTCGACCTCGAACTCCTGGCGCTTGCGCTCGAGCCCGACCATGTGCTCGACCTCACGCCGCTCACGGGCGTGTTTCTCGGTGACGCGGTCTTCCTCGATCTGGAGGTCGGTCAGCTTCTTCGTGAGGTCGTTGATCTCTTCCTGAAGGTCGGCGGCCTTGCCAACAGCCTTCTTCTCCTCGCGTAAGAGCTTGATCTCGCCGCGCAGCTTGGCGATCTCCTCGACCAGCTCCTCCTTGTCGCGCTTAGTGAACATGGCCTTCTCCTCTCTGCGGCTACGACGCCGCCTTCCATTGCTCCACCCTCATCTCGATCGGGCTCACGTGGCCCTCGTGGGTCTTGATGTGTTCGGCGAAGTCGCCGGCGAGCGCGCGCCATCCGTCGCGGCGAGAGGCGTTCTCGGCGCTGATGGTCCAGTCGCAGTGTTGGCAGCGCAGTTCCGTGACCCAGCTCACGACGCCGCCTCCGCGATGAGCGCGCCGCAATCGGTGCAGCGTCCTTCCACGTCCACGCCGACCGTGTGCAGGCAGTCCTTCACGGCGATCGGGTACTGCTTACGACCCCCGGCGGGGGAGGCCGCGGACGCCGGTTTCCCGTGGTCGCCAGCCTCCCCCTTGGTCGCTACGCCTCGACTCGGCGACTTCGCCTCACGCCGTGGTCCTGCGGCCGGGGGTACATGATCGGAGGAGGGGTCCGCAGTCGTTCCCCGATGTCCCTGTTCGTCCGCCGCGGTTGTACCCTCCTCCGACGACTCGGGGCCGGCCGGGGATCTGGTATCGACCCGACCGACCCCATCGGCACCAGCGCTGCGCCCACGTATCGGTGCCGACTGTTCGCCCGCCGCGGAAAGAGAGGGAACCCCGGCGGGCGTCTCCCGCGAAGGAGACTCAAGAGGATTGATCTCACCTGTGACCGTGTCGACACGGACGACGGCTCCGGAGCCGAGCGAGCGTGTCTCTGATGCGCCGAGCTCGGCGAGTGAGTACGGCAGACGCAGCACGGGGACGATGAACCGGCGGGTCTGCCCTGCAACGACCTTGGAGCGCTGGTCCAGGAACAGCTCGGCGGCGGGCCACTCGCTCCGATGCGCCGTCTTCTGTAGCAGCTCGATCGTTCCCTGGAGCTCGGCGGCGGCGGTCCATCCCTTCGTCGCCAGTCTCCACGAGCCGATCCCCGGGAGCTGCGGGAGCAGGACGCGCAGGTTCGTCGACGGCTCGCAGACCTGATCCCCGTCGGCGTTGCACAGACACTCGTCCCCGGTGATGAGCTCGGTCAGGCCGTCGCATCGGCGCTGGATGCCGGCGGCCGTGAATGCTTCCATATAGGACGTGAAGGCATTCGGCGGGACCAGGACCTCGAGGACGCTGCTCTCGGTGAGGAGCTCGTAGCCGCCTTCCCACTCGCCGACGACACCGCCCCAGATCTTCGCCGCGGCGTTGAGGGAATCGAGATAGGCCGATGTCAGGCGCCAGTTCTGGAGCTTGGTTGGCTCGCCCTTCGCACCCTTCTTCCCCATACGGATCCGCCCGATTTCGAGCAGGCGAGGCGCTACGCCTTGGATAGGCGACATCAGGCGACCGCCCGCTGCGCGGTCCGACGGCGCTGGTTCTCTCGGTTGCAGGCTCGACAGCCTCGGTGTCCACGTGGACTGATCCATGTGTTCTCGGGCGTGAACTCATGCCCTCGAACACAGCGCGTCTTCCGAGCCTGTTCCGCCGTCCAGCCGACACCACGAAGGATGTTGACGCGATCGGTGCAGGGCTCAAGGTGACCGGGATTGACGCAGAGTGTATTGCGGCATAGGTGGTCGAGAACGAGCCCCGGCGGAATCGGTCCGACGCGCAGCTCGTAGGAGAGCCTGTGGACATAGTGCTTCTGGTTGTTGAAAGAGATCCGGCCGTAACCATTCGTGTTGCAGGCCCCGGTCCAAATCCGGCATCCGTCGCTGCGCATCTCGGTGGACTCTCGGAGTCTGGACTCAAGCGACTGGCTCATCGACTCACCGTCCGCAACTCTCGGAGCCGAGCCAGCGCCGACGGCGCGATACGGTCCCTACGCCGAACCAACGCTGGCTTGGGCCGCTCGAGCGGCACCGCTGTCTGGCCCGGGGTGCCATCGGGATCCTGCGAGCAGCCGGCGCGGTGATGGATCACGCCGATGCTCAGGACGTCGACGCCGTTGCATTCGGCGCAGCGGGACCACTCGGTGTAGGGACGATAGCCCGGCATCAGGCGTCGTCCATCTCGACGATCGCATCCGACAGCTCGTGATCACGCAACATGGCTCGGGTCACGTGGGCGATCGTCGTCAGACGTCCGCTGCCGCACTCCTCGTGCCGCGTGCCCTCGAGCCCGAGCGGACCCTTGCACAGGCGCCGACAGAAGCTGCAGCGATAGGTGACCGAGGTCGGCGTGTGGTCCCACGCGCCGAGGATGGGATCGCGCTTCACGCCGCCCTCCCACTCGTCACGTACAGCAGCTCCGCGCGGGATCGGACTCCGAACTTCCGCACGACCGCGCTGAGGTGCTCGCGCGCGGTGTAGAACGAGATGCAGCAGACGACGGCGATCTGATCGAGCGAGTTGCCCCGAAGGAACAACTCGAACACGCGGCGCTCGGTCGGCGACAGGACGATCACGCCCACCACCAGCGCCAGGTGATGCGGTTGATGTAGGCCGGTGAGTAGATGACCTTGCGGGTGTAGGGGATCCGGATGTACCGGACGTAGAGGCCGTTCGTGGTGAACATGTTCACCCGGACCCGGACCACGTACGGCGTGTAGTTGAAGCACACCACCCGGTAGTTGCTCGGGATCTCGCAGCGGACCCGGTCTACGCGCGTCTTCTCTGCCGACGAGATCCACCGGAGACCGGCTGAGGTGCAGTCGATGTAGCTCAGGGCATAGTGGTGCTCGCAGTGTCCGGCCGGCGGAGGTGCTCCCTCGGCGCGTGCGGGCACCGAGAACCCGATCAGGATCGTCAACCCGACCAGCAGGGTGATCAGTGCGCGTTTCATCCTGTTACCCCTCTCACGATCAGAACCAGAATCAGCAGCCCCAGCGCAACACCGACGACGAGGCTGAGGAGACGGAGGCCGCGCGCAAGTGCCAACAGGTCCTCGGTCACGACGCCACCGGCTCGAACAGGTCATCCAGACCGACGCCGAGCGCAGCGGCGACCGCGCGGAGGGTCTCGGAGTTGGCGCGGCCCGTCTGCTCGAGGCGCTGGATCGTCTTCACGGCGACGCCGGATGCGTAGGCGAGGCGCTCCTGCGACATGGCACGGGCCTCTCTGAGTTCCTTGACCTTGTTCACGGGGGAGGAATGTAGCAGGATAGATATCGCCGGTCAAGCGTCGCAGGACATGAAGAGTGACAGGATTTGACAGGAGGTGGGTGTCCGGTGCAAAGTGTCCCCCTGATGGGTGCCGCTCAGTCAGGACAGGGGAAGCGGAAGGCCACGCTTCCGAGAAGCGCCGGAGAGTACATCCGCCTACGGCGGAACGAGCTCGGGTGGTCGATCGACCAGCTCGCGTTCCGCGCCCGGGTCCCCGCCCGTCAGATCGGCGCCTACGAACGCGGCGAGAACGACCCCGGAACCGTCAACCTCGCCAAGATCATGCGCGCTCTCGGCGACGATGTACCCTGGCTCGAGCCCGATTCAGCGGACTCGTCTACGGCCAGGAAGGTCAGTCTCCGCGAATGGGTGAACTCTGAGGAGTCTTCCGTCCTAGGCTTCGCCGGGGTCGGCAGGTAGCCCACCGAGGCGACGGCGGTGCCGATTAAGCTACTGCATACTGGTCACGCGGGAGGAGACCGCGAGGCGGCGGTGGACAACGGTCAACTCCTGCACCACTGGGCTCTCTGGCTCACTGCGAACAGTCTGTCGGCCAAGACGGTCTGGGACTACGGCTACGCGCTGATGAAGTTCGCGGCGTGGCCGGGGGATGGGAACCACCCCGGCATCATCGGCCGCGACCTCCGGACGATTACCGACCTGGAGATCTCGACCTTCCTCGCCGTAGCGATCGGCGCCAAGGCCCACTCAAGGCAGCAGTACGTCAAGGCATTTCGCTCGTTCTTCGGCTGGCTCTATGCCCGCGGCGAGATCCCGCGGGACCCGACCGCCATCGTGAAGCCGCGGCCACCTCGTCGAACCCCCCAGGAGCCCTTCTCCCGGGACGAGCTCGCCGCGCTGGTCATCAGGGCACACCTTCGCCATCCGCGGCGTGGAGCGGCCATCCTGGCCTGCTACGCCCTCGGTACGCGGCGCTCGGAGTTCGCCGGCATCACCGAGTCGGATATCGACTGGGACGGCCGGAAGGTCCGAGTCGTCGGCAAGGGACCGAAGATCCGGCGAATCAACGTGGGGCCGCTCGCCGCCCACGCGCTGCGGGAGCTCCTGGAGCTCGGCCCCGAACCGCGGGGAACGGTCCCGGGGACCCTGCTCGGGATCCGCCCAGTCCAGTTCGCGGCGTGGGTCTCCCAGGCCGCCCGGGACTGCGGTTTCGAGGGACGGAAGTGCCGGACGCATACCCTCCGCGCGACGGCGGCGACGGTGATGGATCACGCGAACGTCCCGAGCCGAGTGATACAGGACTTCCTCGGCCATGAGAGCGTCGCCACGACGGGGATCTACCTCGGCCTGTTCGACGGGGACCAGGCCGGCGCCGTGAAGGTGCTCTGAACGCGCGAAAGCGCCCGCCCCCGACCGCGAGGGAGGAACAACGGTCGGAGACGGGCGCTGGGGGCCGCGCGGAGCGCGACTGCTATCCGGTGGCCGCGCCTGGTGCTTGCGGTGGCGGCTCGACCGAGATGAACGTGATGACGAACGAGAACGCCGCAGCGACGAGCAGCGGAGGCAGGAGCTTCCCAAACGCGACGAGGTCGGCGACGCTCGAGAATGTGATGACCAGCCCAGCCGAGATGATCTTCTCAAGGAACGCGCGGATGGCTTTCTCGAGCTTCGACGCCGACGGATGGATCAGATAGGCGGCGGCGACCGCGAGGACCCCGCCGATCGCGGCCGACAATAAGCCGAGCCCGAGGGTTAGAACGTTGTTCCCGATCAGCGTCGAGTCGGCCCACTCGAGCCCCTGAACGGAGACGAGCACCGCGCCTGCGAGAACGAGGAACGTCCGCGTGAATACTCCGAGTGCCTCTTTCCCGGTCATAACTTCCTCCTATCTACGGACGATGAAGAGAACGAGCGCGACGATCAGAACGACGACGAGGATCGTGATGAACAGACCCGAGCCCGCTGCGATCATCTCCTCCTCCTTCCTACGGCCCGCCTCGAGCGGCGAGTGCTCCGAGAACCGCGAGCCCGACCGCGAGGATCGCGACGACCACGCCGATCGTCGCGTAGGTCGAGCTCTTGCTTTCCTTCTCCCCGGTGCGGGCCGAGGTGGCGCTGTTGACCTTCGCGTCGACCTTCCCGATCTCCGCGCGGAGCGACCGTTCGAGGTCCACGATGCTCCCCTTGTTCTCGTCCGCCCGTCGGCGCAGTTCCTCCCGCGCGAGATTCGCTGCGCTCGCGATCGTCTCGATCTGCTTCTCCGTCGCGACGTCGGACTTCTCGACGGCCTCCCGGAACGCCGCCGTCTGTTCCTTGACGGCCTCCTTCTGAGCGGTCAGGGCGGCGTCGACGGCGGCCTTCGTGTCGGCTTTCTGCTCCAGCCGGAGGGCCTCGACTTGCTTGAACTGATGCCGCACGTGCTCGAACTGGGTGTCGCAGCTCCGCATCGCCTCCGCGATCAGGTCCCGCGTCTGAGACTCGAGCGCCCCGAGCTGCTCCTGGAGGCGAAGCTCTTTCTCGTCCGAGCGTTGCTTGAGCGAGTTCGTGACCTGCTCCTGCAGCTCTTTGAGCGCCGCGATCCGCTGCTCGACGAGGAGCTGTAGCGCTTCGACCTCGCGGCGCAGGGCCTCAGTCGTCAGCGTCGTCGGGTCCGGGACCGGGTAGCGGTTCCCGGAGTTGCCGCGAGCTAGGGCGGGAGGGTCCGGCTGCTCGTCAGCCATACGCGCCGAGGGTGTTGTGCCGGGGATCGCCGAAGCCCGCACCGTTGTAGAAGCGGAGGCCGTCCACTCGAACACTCTCGACGGCATCCTGTTCGGCCTTCGTGGTCTCCAACAGATCGAGTGCGCGGCCCTGGCGGTGGTAGCCGAGACAAGGCGACGCCGCCTTGTAGCCGGTGCCGGCCTTGTACATCTGGTAGAGGGTGTTCTGCTGGTCCCAGGTCCGGTAGCTCCCCGAGTACATGCTCGTCGAGGAGACGGTGACCTGGATGCCGGGCTCCTTCCGCATCGCCTTGAGTAGACCGACCATGACCTTCGCGTGACAGGTCACCAGCACCACCGCGGCGTTGCCGTCGCGCTTGTACTTGAAACTGCGGGTGATGAGTCCGGCGGGGTGATCCCTGTCGCAGGAGGGGATCTCGAGCGGCGCCTTGTAGGCAGCGGTCTTCTCGAGCCGGGAGATTGCCGCGGTGAGCTTGATCTGGAGACGCTTAGGCTGGGTGGTGTCGAAGTCGACGGCCATCAGAACGACCTTTCCGCGAACGTCCAGTTGTTCCACTGGTTGAGGATTCGGAAGTTCTCGATCGTGAGCCGCGCCGTCCCGTTGTACCCCCAGCCCGAGCCCCAGGAGTTCTGGATACGGAGCCACGGGAGAGCGCCGTCGTCCGGATCGAGATCGACGCCGGTCGCGACGACCCAGTGATACCCGGCGAGGTCCGAGTCCAGGTTCACTTTGATCCACCAGTTGCCGTAGACCTTCGACATCGACGCCTGGTTGTCGTACATCGAGAAGTACCAGGGGAGACAGAGGCCGACCGGCCCGAACGTGAGCAGGGTCGTGACGACGTCGTCGACCTGGGGGACCGACCAGTACGAGTCGATCAGGCCCCATTCGAGGAGCTTTGCGCAGGCGGCGCGCGGGTTCGCCCCTTGCTTGTAGGTGGCGTCCCCGGTCGTCTCGAAGTAGAGCTTGCGAGCGAACTGGTGCGCCGACTCCTCGGTCGCGAACTCCGGGTAGGTCCGGTGCTCCGAGGCGCCGGCCATCAGCAGGTTCGTGTCTCCGTGACCGACGCACGTCCCCTCGGGTCCCTGGTTGATCCGGAAGTCCGGGCTGACCATCGTGTACATCTTTCGGTCGATCAGCGCCGCCTGGGGAGCGAGCGCGGCGGTGTTGACCAGCAGGTCCCGCGGGTCCGGACGGTCACGCTTGGCTCCGAGTGCATAAGGAAGTTCCATCTATCCTCCGAAGAAGCCGCTCATACCGAAGGGGTCCGAGACGCCACCTCCACCACCGGCACCAGCAACCTTGATCTCGGCCGCGAGCCCGCCGTAGGGGGATGAGGTCGTCCAGGACATCGTGGGGGTGGTATCGAACGTGCTGGCGTGCCACCCCGGCTTCATCCCCGACGAAGGGTTGTTGTGGGTCTGGTTCGTGAGCGCCGTCCAGCCTCCCTCAACGGTGGATTCCTCGTTGGCTTGGTGGCAGAACAGAGCCATCACGCGGTTGTTCGAGTCACCAGCAGCCGAGAGTGTGCCGGTCGCACCCGACGTGCCCGATAAATCCGCCCCGGTCGCGGCTGTCTGAACGAAGGTCTGAACGAGGCCATTGGCTATGTCGCTGCCCGTCACCTTGAGAATGCCCATCGAGCAGCCAGACATGGTGACGCCGAAGTCAGCGAGCCATGTGCCCGGTCCGCTACCCGGCCCGCTGTCCCATGCATATATCCAAAGCTGCCTGCGGCTCGCCCCGGTCGTGATCCACAACAGGGTAGCTACCTGGGTTGCGGTGATGCCGCCATGGGTCACGGTCGGTGTCGGGGGGTTCGATGTATCCCGCGAAGCCTCGAGGCACGCGACATACAAAGTGGCCGGGTCGGTCGTGAGGCTCACCGAGAACGAGGTCGCATCGACCCCGGTCCCGGTCCCGGTAACGCTGGTGATGGAGATCGCCATCTAGATCAGAGTCCTATCCGTGTCGCCGGAGTGGAACGCCTGCCATTCGGCCCAGGTCTTCGACACGCCGCTTCCGGTTCCGCTGTCCCACTTCCAGTAGGAGTTGGAGGTCGAGAGCACCTTGTAGTGATTACTGAAGAAGGAGTTATTGGCCCAGACCGGGAACGATCCCGTCGCCGTGTCCTGCCCCCCTACACGCTGGTTGAAGGAAGTCCTCAGCCAGAACTGGTTGTCGTGTACGTCCCAGTTCTGACACGACCTTGCCACCGTGCCGGTGTGGTCCCACAGCATGAACAGCATCCCGAGCTCCGAGTCAGCGCCGCCGAGGGTGTAGTCCAGGAGGTTGAACTCGAAGCTCCCCCGACCGGACACGCAGTTGGAGTCGGCGATGCGGAACTGCACGCAGTTCTCATGCGTCCTGGTCTGCCCGCCGATGGTCGCTGCCCTGCCGTTGTTCGCGCTGTAGTTGTGCCGGATCACCGACAGGTCGTTGGCCTCGTAGAACCCACCGGCACGCCAGTTGTCCTCCGAGACGTTCTCCTCGATGAGGTAGTCGCGGCATCCGGTGTCCCACCACATCGAGAAACCGAGGTTGTCGTGAAGCCAGTTGTGATGGAACCAACCCCCGATGCTCGTCTCGATCTTGCCCGCCCCGCCCTCGTTGCCGGGGTTCACCTGCCGGGTGTTGTTCCCGTAGACCTCGCAGTACTCGAGGGTGATGTCGTTCCCCGTGGCTCCGCCGTACCCGGCCAGGCCGTTGTTCTTCATCACGCAGTGGGAGATCGTGCAGCCGTTGCCCACCGGGGCTATGCCGGTGTCGTACATCCCCGAGACGACGGCATCCTGGACGGCGGAGTTGTCGCCGGCCATACGGATGCCGTGGATCGTGGAGGCCGTTCCGAAGTTCTGCCAAGTCCCACCCTTGAGCGTGGCGTTGATACCCAGGACGATGGGGAAGAACTGCCCACCGTTGCCCTCAATCACCTGCTGCCCGACGATGCCGGGGAAGATGATCGTTGGAGCCTTGGTCCCGGTATCGACTTGGCTGTTCCACACGGGGTTGTTCGACGAACAGACGAACGTCGAGCCCGTGGCGTTCGCATTGATGGCCGACTGGAGAGAGGCGGAGGAGTTGAACGAGATGCCCCCACCGGGGTTCGTAACAGTCCTCGCTCCCGCTCCCGAACGTACCGCCGCTGCGCCGGCGGTAGGCCCGAATATCGGCCCAGCACCACCCCCGCCCTGGACGTTGCCCCCTCCGCGCCTGATGCGAAGGCTCACCTTAGAACTCGTAGCCTTCCACGACCACATACACCGTGGCCGCTCCTGAGGTCGTGATGTGAAGTTCGCGGTCAGCGGTCAAGCAGAAGGTCGGGTGTGTCTTGTTCGATACGACGCCGGGAGTCGAGGTGGAGGTCGGAGTCACCGACCCCCGGAAGAGGACCTGGTCGGTGCCCTGGGTGAACGTCGTGTCTGCGTTGTCGCCGAACCACAGGGTGACCAATGCGGCAGTCGTACCACCCGTTCCAATCTGAAAGTTCGTGACGGCAATCCGCTTGCCTGCAGTGGGATCCCAGATCGTCGTTCCGGTCTGAGCCGAGGTATATTCGACCTGCTTCCAGACGAACTGCTCCGGTGCGATGTGGCTGGTGAGCATCTGTCCCTGGAGGGTGAACTTCGCATCCGTCCGGTCGCCCGCCGCCACGGCGGTTCCGAAAGAACTCTGAGCCTTCCCGCCGATCTTGACTGGGTTGCCCGAGTCAACAGCATCGTGTGCCACGTCCAGCGTCGAGGCATCTACCGAGACCTTGACCCTTCGGTTCTGGTCAACGCCGATAGCCCCCAACTTGCCGTCAGTGATTGAGGTCGGGGCAGACTCATAGACTCCCTCCATCGGCGTGCCAGGAGTTGTCCCTGCCGTAAACGTTGTCCCGTCGTTCGAGGCTGTACCGCCCGAGCCTCCAAATGACGTGACCTGTGCCCCCGTACCATCCACGATGGCGACATTCAGCGCATCGTTCGCAGCGAGGTTTCTGACCGTGGCGTCTGACGTGCCGTCGGTGAGTTGGATCTTCTGACCCGCCGCGATACGGGTGACATCTACCGCTAGACCATTCGCTGCGGTTGTCCCGGCCACGTCGCTCGCCGTAGTCGGTGAGCCGATGACGACGACCTGGCGGTGCTCGTCAGCGCCAGCACCGACGGTGCGCGTATCGACCTTCTTCGGGCCGGTGTCGCCAGTCCCTGTTACCGGGATTTGGATATCGGCGTCAGCCATTCAGTCCCCCTTCTCAGGGTCTCGTCAGGTCGATCTGGATGTTGACCTTGGTTACTGCCCCGGATGTGGATACCAACTGCACCTCGATGTCATCGCTCGCTACTAGCCCCTGGTTCTGATCGACGGTTCCCGACCCCCAGGAGTTCGCGGTGCTGTTCGTGAAGTTCGCCGACATGAAGTTGAGCGCCTGGTTCTTCCGGGCGTTGACGACGCAGTTCGTTCCGGCGTCGAAGTGGGAGCGGATCGCGGCGACGGTGCAGGCGAAGGGCGCGCGCCACAACATACGGAATCCGTTCGCCGGAGGAGCTCCCTCCATCAGACGCTCGATCGTGAAGATCGCGGCCGTGAGGAGCACCCGCTTGTCGGTGATCTGGTTCGCGTTGATTGCCGTATCGGCGGCGGGAACGTATATCTCGGCCAGGACCGCGGACTGCGGGGGAACTGTCGGCTTGAGCGGTTGAGCTGCAGGTGTCCCAGCGCTCACCGACTTGTTTCCGACGTTATCGACGACGACGATGTCCTTCCGCGGAAGCGTGGCGTGAGCCGCGGTGATCGTCACGTTGCCCGCGGACACGGCCGCCTTGCTGTTCGTAACCATGACCGACCCCGAAGCCACGGCCACCGTCATGTCGGGGGTACCCTGCGCCGTGACCGCACAGCCGGTAGCTACCCCCGTCCCGGCGTAGCCCGCCGTAAGGATGTCGATATCAACGGAGTCGGGTTCGGCCTGGTCGGTGAAACCGGCGACCGAGACATTCGGAATCGTGAAGGCCAAGGCGTTTCCTCCCTATGCTCCGACGTGGCGGAGCTCGACAGAATCGACGAAGTAGATGTGGCCGCCGTTGTCGTTCTCAACGACTGTCAGTTCGACGGTGGCGTATGCCGCGGACGCTGGGGCGACGCCCTCGATCGAACCTTGCTGCCATTCGTTGCTATGGGTGAAGTACCCCCCGAACGCCCCGCTCGTGTAGGACTGGACGATCGTCCCGCCCGAGTTGTGGAAGTTCAGGACGACGTACCACCACTCCGAGAGCCATCCGGCGTCACGAGTCCAGGCGCTCGCTCGGTAGGTTTCCCCGACGACGACGGGGGCGGTCGTGTACGGCGTGGTCCGGATGCCGCCTTGAATCTGCGCGATCCCGAACGTGCGAACCTCGAGTCCGAAACCACCGACGAGCGCCCCGTAAGGACCGGCCACCCGACCGTCGATGACGATGCCATTACCGCTCGGAATCCCCGTGAACGAGACCGCCCAGCCCGAGGCATCGGTCTCGATGCTCGACTGATTCGCGGTGAGGAGATTCGGGTTTGAGACGACGTCGATCGGGGGCGCGAGGTTCCAGGTGACGGCCCAGTTCTCGGAGTCCTCGACCTCGATCTGGATACCCTGGATCACCGAGAGCTGCTCGAAGAGCCCGCCGTAGATCGGCCGATGCCGGACGATCACGCGGTCCTGGAGCTCCCTCGAGAGGATGAACGACCAGTCGGTCGCGATTCGGTCAATCCGGAGCGAGCTGATCCGCCGGCGGGGGCTTGAGTACGCCTCGATAAGGGTCGTCGCTACGTCGCTCATGTCGCCGGTCGAGTCGAGAATCGTCGGAACCGGGAGGTCCGAACGTCCGAACTCGACCTGCGAGCCCGTGTCCTCCGCGACCTGATCGACGAGCCCCGGCGCCGAGACCGTGACGGCGTTGTATATCTCCGCCTCGTCGTCGACGGTCGCAATCCTCGAGAACGGGTGCTCACCGACCCCGTACCCGAGGATGGGGATCGCCGGCGCGGGAGTCCACGTCGAGTCGCGGAAGACCGCCCAGCCCTCCTTCGAGATGAAGAACGCACCGAACTCCGACGCCGCGACCTGCACCATGTAGTCGTAGCGACCCGCATCGCCCGTCTCGGCCTGGACGGTCCGGGTCCCCGGAGCGAGCTCTCGTTCGGTCGCCGGCCAGGTCGGGGTCGTCCCGTCCAGGACCGCGGCGACGCGCTCGCCGGTCAAGTCGCCAGCCGTCCCGTAGCCGGTCGTCGATCGGTCGCGGTTCAGCCGTTTCGAGGCGTCGATCGCGTTCCATATGACCTTCGGCTGCAGCCCCCCCTCGTCGTAGGTGAAAGCCCCCCCCTCGAGGCGACCCGTGAACAGGGCTATCTCCTTCGCGGCGCCAGCTCCGAAGGCAAGCCCTCCCCCGAGCCCAGAGCTGCCCCATGTGAACGGCGTTCCCGTCGTCAGGACGTCGGCGACGACGCGGATGAGCTTGTTCGGCCGGATATTCGGATACAGCGGGGAGGAGACGTTGTCCGGGTCGTAGTCGCCTCGGAAGTTCCACAGCTCGATCTGGCAGCGACCGGGGGCCATCGTCTCTCGCTCGCGCGCGCGCCCCCGGGTGATCGTCAGGCTCAGGACGTCCGCGGTAACGTCGGTCTCGGTCGTACCCGAGAGCGTGGCGAGGACGCGGAGCCCGGGCGCCGGCGTGAGCGAGGGAGCCGGTGCCGGAGCCGGCGGAGTCCCGGCGCCGGCGAAGAGGAGCTCTAAGCTCACTTCCGGACCGCGCCGTCGAAGAGCGACCCCCGGCGGTCGAGAATCCGGGTGAGGCCCCTCTCGGTCGTCGTCGACACCTTCTCTCCCTCCAGGACGATGTCGTGCGAGTGCCCCTGGCGCTCGACCTGCGTAAGTTCCTTCAGGTCGTCGTGGAGCCGGTCGAGCTTGCCCTCGAGCTTCTCGATCTTGTTCCCGAAGAACTGCTCCGAAAGAGCCTTGCCCGTCTGCCGGGAGAGCTCCGCGATCTCCTTGAGCGCCTCGTTCGCCTCGTTGATCTGCTCACGCCCGCCGGCGAGCAGTGCGGAGCCGAGTTCTGGATTCTCCGCGACCTGGGCGAGGAGCGCCTTGCCCGCGCCCTGCCGCTTGAGCTCTTTGAGCACGTCGGCGAGCTGCGAGGCACCGCCGAGCGCCGCCATGATCGTCGCGTCGAGGTTCCCGCCGAAGTCCTCGAGCCTCCCTCCGATGTCGAGGAACTCCGAGAAACCGCTCCGGATCGAATCGGAGAACCCCGACGCCTTCCCTTTGATCTTGTCGAGCTGCGCGCCGATCTCGTCGATCGCCTTGTCGAGAACGTCGCGAGCGATGTCGATCACGTGCTGCGCGCCGTCGGAGATGCCGTCGGAGAGGCCCTGCATCATGTCGAGGCCGAGGACACGCATCACTTTCGAGGGCGACTCCACCTTCGCCGCGTCCTTCGCGGCCTGGATCGCGTCGAGCACCGCCGCCTCGGCGGCCCGTCGAACGGCGCCCGCCCCCTCGACGATCCCCGTGACGGCGCCGGACATCATCGCAGCGCCAGTTTCCTTACCGCCCTGCCTCGCCGCCGGCTTGGCCTTGGTAGCGAAGTCGCCCCAGTTCCGCTTGTTCAGGTTCGCGAGCGTGACGGCGTCCTGCGCGAGCTGCTGCTTCCCCTCCTTCCCCGCCTCGACGAACGCCCGCCGGTATTCCGGGGGGAGCTCCGCGAGGGCCTTCTTCTGCTCCGTCGTCAGCGACTTGTCGGAGAGGATCGCCTTGAGGTCAGAGCCGAACCGCCGCGCGATCGCGATCGCGGTTCGCAGTTGCGTCCGCAGCTCGTCCGGCGTGACCGAGAAGACCTCGTTCAGGTTCTTGAACTGGCCGATCGCGACGCGCGTCGACGAGACGACGCCTTCCTTGAACTCGCTGAACGCTGCCTTCGACGTGATCCCGAAGCGCCGGGCCGCGGGACCCGCCTTGTCCATGATCTCCGCGACCTTTTCCTGGGCCTCGACGAGTTGCCCGGCCCCGAGGCCGGTGATCGACTGCTCGTTCGCGAGCGCCTCGAGTGCCCCGGTCGTCAGCGTGTACTTGATCCCCGCGTCCGCGAGGGCCTCGTTGATCGAGTCGATCTGGGTCTGGAAGCTCTCGGCGCTCCGCCCGGCGTCCTCCCAGTGCATACCGATGAAAGCGATATCGGCCTGCGCCGATTCCGAGAGCGCCGAGAGGGCGACGTTCGCCTCGATGATCGGCGTCGCGAAGTTCTCCGTCGGGTGGAGGGCCTCCCAGAACTCGACGATCCCGGCTGCCGCCATCGGGGCGCTGGTCGCGAGCTTCGGGAGCGCGGCCGCGAGCGCGCCGATACCCGCGATGAAGCCGCCGCCGGCCGTGAACCCCGCCGCCCCGAGCGAGACTTCCCCTATGCCGGTCGCGATCGCGCTCAGGAGCTTCGGGACGAACGCGACGGCCTTCATCCCGAGGAACGCCGCGACCAGGAGCTCGAAGTTCCGGGCCGCGAAGCCGACGGCCGGGCCGAGCACCTTCAGGATCCGAACGACCTGCGGGAGGAGGTCTCCGCCGAGCCGGGTCGCTTCGACCGCGACGTCGTTGAGCGACTTCTGGAGCTGGAACGATTCCTGCTCGGCGGTCGTCCGGAACGCCGCGGCCAGATCGCCGCTCGAGTTCAGGACCGCCTGGAAGATGCCGTCGACCTTCTCCGCCTCCTGGGCGGTCAGACCGAGGACGCCGGTGAGCGACCGGACGTTCGGGATGATCTGCCGGAGGACGTTGTTGTAATCGGCCTGCGTGTTCGTCTGCTGCTGCGCCGTCTCGTCGAGGAGCCGGATCGCGCCGATGATCCCGTCTTCGGAGATAACGTCGAGGAGCTGCTGCGACGAGAGCCCGAGTTTGTCGAGTGCCTCGGCGGCCATCGTCCCCGGCGCAGCGATCGCCTGGAGGACCCCGCGCATCGCGGTCACGCCCTCGTTCACGTCCAGGCCGATGTTCGACAGGGCAGCCATCGAGGCGGCGACCTGGTCGAACGTCACGCCGACGGTCGAGGCGATCGGGAGGATGCGTCCGAGCGCGTTCGCGAACTCCTCCGGCTCGGCACGACCTTCTCGAACGGCGGCGACGAGGATATCGGTCGCCCTCGCGGCCGTCAGGCCCGACTTCGAGTAGGCGTTGAGCGCCGACGCGACGATGTTCGCGACGTCGGCCGTCTCCCCGAGCCCGACGGCCGAGCCCTTCGCCGCCGCCTCGAGGGCCGGCATGACCTGTCCCGCGTCGAGGCCGGCGGAGGAGAGGAAGAACAGAGCGTCGGCGAGCTCGGTCGGGGCCTGCGCCGTCTCGCCGGAGAGCGAAAGAACGCTCTCCTTCATCCCCTCAATAGCCTCGCCCGACGTGTTCGTGATGGCCGCGATCCGCGTGAACGATCGGTCGAAGTCGAGCGCGAGCTTGACCGCGATCCCCCCGAGCAGGCCGAGGCCGGCGAGGCCGATCGTCCCGACCTTCGAGAGGCTCGCCGCCATCGTGTTCGTACTCGAGACCGTCTCGGCCTGGGCCGCCCGCATCTCGGCTTGGTACTTCGCCGTGTCGAGCTCGAGCTGAACGATGGCTTTACCGATCACGCCGGCGCCGGCGCCTCCGAGAAACGAGCCGAGGGCGTCAGCCATCGGCTCGTGTCGCGAGCCGGAGCATCTGCGGCCCGTCTTCGGGTTCGGGTTCGGCCTCCGAGGCGAGCGTTCTCGTCAGGGCCGCGCGGAAGTTGAACGCCATCAGGTCGTCCTCCTCCTCGAGGAACGCCGCAGGGTCAGTGCCGTAGGCGCGGTGCAGCCTGGCGTAGTAACGGCCGGTCTCGGACGCGGCGAAGGCGGCGAGCGCTCTCACGTCGAGAGGCTCGCCACCGGGAAAGGGACGTCTCGCATCGCGTAGCCCGCGAGCACGTCGAAGTCTTCCTGGTCCAGCTCGTCGATGACCTCCATCGGCATCTCGACTTCGGGACCGTCGAGCTCGGAGACCGACGGCGCGAGACGCTTGAGCGATCGTCGGACGACCTCGCGGCGCATCTCGACCTCCGCGCGGATCGCGTCAGGGGACGGGTCGGCCTCGTCGATAGCTTTCGCGATCGCTGCCTTGTCGGCCTGCCCGTTCGCCGAGCGCGTCGCGGCTTCGGTCAGCTTGTCCCACTCCCGCAGGACCGGAAGCGGGATGATGCCGGAAAGCACGGCCTCCCGGATGCGGACGCGGCCGATCGTAGCGCCGTACCCCGAGGGGAGTTCGATGTCGGCGCGGTTCTTAGACCGTACGAGTTCGAGCGGGTCCATCTGTGCCTCCCTTTCGCCGCGGCTCCGGGGGACGGAGCGCGTGCGGCGTCTCGATGGGGGGGTGATAGGGTCGGGTCCTAGGAAGGGGACCCGATGTTTGCTTGGGCATACTTGAAGGAATCCCTGGGCCGGTGGATTTGGGCCTGGTGGACGTTCTGGTCCAGGACTTAGTACGCCGGGGTGACGCCGTTCGCGAGGACCGGCTTGACGTGGTCGCCCGAGGCCGGCTTGAGGACCGAGCCCTCGACCGCGAGGATCAGCGGGTTGCCGGCCGCGTCCGGGTCGGGGGGCGTGATACGCAGCCAGACCTTGTCCAGCGACAGCGCGAACGTCCAGGTCGGCTGGGTCGTGTGGACGAAGTTGAAGACGACCTTGCCCGACTGGTACGTCGAGAGCGGGGTCGTGCCCGTGATCGTCCCGAAGAACGTGTTCTTGTAGGCCTCCCAGTTCTCCCAGTAAAGAGACATGGTCATCGACGGCGTCAGGCGGGTGATCCCGAGGTTCGAGACCGAGGCGCCGTTGACGGTCGCGAGCGCGTTGATCGGCTTGTCGACGTTGACCGAGAGCTGCTGGATGTTCGTGTGCGTGATGGGGGTCGATGTATCCTCATCGAACTGCATCGTCGCGCCGACCGCCTGGAAGTACCCGTCGGCGAGGCTCGCCGCGGTCGTGACGGTATACGTCGCGTCAATCGGGCGCTTCCCGACCGCGCGGAAGCCGATTTGGAGCGGGCCGCCGGCCTCGGTGCAGGAGAACGTTATCCCCGAACACTGGCCGGCCTCGTACGTCGCCTTCTTCGTCGCGTTCGTGAAGTCGTCGTACATCGCGATCCAGGGCGCGGTCGCGCCGAGACCCGAGTACGTGTGCGTGTAGAGCGGGCCGGCGCCGGTGATCGTGTCCGTCGGCCAGAGCGCGACGAGCAGCAGCCCGAGCGGGGCGGCGAAGGCGGGCACGGTGATATCGGCTTCCCAGTGCACGTCGGGGTTCTTGTATTCGTCGCCGACGATCGACGCGGCATCGGTGACCTCGACACGCGACGTCGTCTGGACCGGCCTCGGACGGCCGGAGAAGACCGGCATCGAGTAGGTCGCGACGGACGGGATCGTCGACTCGTTCGTCTGCTTCGCGATCCCGACTTCGTACGCCCCTGCGGAGGGTGCGATCGGCATCTGCTACTCCTTCTCGTTCGGGGAGCGCGCGGGCTCCTTGACTCGTTTGATCGCTCCGGCATCGGCCGCCGACTCGAGCGCGGAGACGACGTCCTGCTGGTCGTCGGGGACCGAGAGCGTCCCGTCCTTGCCGAAGACGAACGGCTTCGGCCAGACGTTGCCCTGGTGATCGACTCCGTTGACCTCGGTCCCGGGCTCGGCCTTGTACTTCGGCATCGTTCCTCCTCCTACGTCGCCTGCTTGACTCGGATCGCCCGTACGCCGAGGGCGAACCACCGGACCGAACCCGAGCGCTCCGCGAACTGGATGCCGAGGTACCGGACCTGGGTCGCGTCGGCGAGCGTCAGGTTCGCGATGACGAAGAAACGGTCGCGCGTCGCCTGCGCGAGCTCGAGCAGCGCGGCCGCCGCCTGCTCCTCCGAGATGCCCCGGCTCGACTCGTCGCCGGCGTGCTCCCAGTAGACGATCCGGTAGGTCTGGGTCAGTAACGACCCGCCCGGCGCCGTCGTGAACGGGGTCGACTCTTCCGGGACGTCCGCGACGACGAAGACCGAGAGGTGCCGCTCCCCCGCGTCGGCGACGAGCTGCCCGGGGTCGTACGGCGAATAGCGATGGACGATCAGCGACGGGTCGGCGAAGGCGGGGACGAGCGACGTCAGATCGTCGACGACCGCGTCGATGAACGTCGACCAGTCAGAAGCCACGGAACGCACCCATCGCCGCGCGTCGATAGAGCGGAACCCAGGCGGGCAAGGTCGGACGGAGGAACGGCTTCGCCGGCGTCCCCGGGTGCTTGACCGGGCCGGTGATGAACCGGCCGTCCGCGAGCCGGAGCACCTTCCCCCGCTCCCCGATCGTATGCGGGCCGGAGCCTTTCTCGATGATCGGCGCCAGCGGGTGCGTCGCCGCGACGACGTCCCCCGCGACCCGGATCGAGGACGACACCCGCTTCGACGTACACCGCGCGCGGGCGAGCGCCGCCCACTGCACGCGGGCCGGGGCCGCGGCAAGGGTCAGCTTCGCGGTCAGCGGCTCGGGGTGCCAGATCACGACGGCGTTCACGCCGTGACCGCCATCTTCCGGCCGTAGGCCGCGACGATCCGCGCCATCTCCCGGCTCTCGCCCATCACCAGCGAGCCATCCGCGGTCTGTCGCTGCACGACGGACGAGAGCGGGTCGCCCGTCGGCTTGACCATGTCGTACACCCGGAGCGCGACGAGCCTCCGGATGTCGTTCGGGGGAGCGGCCCAGCCGAACTTCCCGACGAGCTGAACACCGTCGTCCGCCCACGTCGTCGAGGAGAGCGAGTCGAGCCAGTCCCGCTTCCGGTTCCCGTCGACCATCGCCGTCCCGCCGACGAGTGACGAGTGGAGTCGGTACGCCGTCGAGGAGATAGCGGTCACGACGCCGGCGAGGCTCCGGGTCCCGACGGAGGTCAGAGACCGAACGCGGCGAGGGACCCACAGCCGCGACCCGATCGTTCCCTCGACGATGATCGTCTCGTCGTTGTCCGGGTTCGGGGGATCGAAGTCGTCGTCAAGCTCGAGCTCGATCAGCCCGGCAACCTGCGCGATCAGGAGGTCGAGCTCGGCGTCGGAGCAGTCGCCCTCGGTCAGGACGAGGGACTTCGTCCAGGGCTTCCTCGAAGCCTCCCGGAAGTCGGCGGCGACGGCGTAGGTCATCTAGCCGTTCGTCATCTGGAGCCACGTTGTCGTCCCACTGACGACGGTGTTCCCTACCCCCGGAGCGGTCGGAGTTCCCGCCGCGGACGTGCCGGCGGCCACGCACTTGTAGACGATCCTCGTCGCGACGATGTCCACGTAGTCGTTGAGTGCGTTCGCAACCGCTCCCGGCCAGTCGATCGCGACCAGCGCTCGGCCGGTCGAGTCGAGCGTGGCCGTGGTCAGACGGCCGAGGTAGTCCGTCGCCGTCGTCCCCGGGTTGAGGATGCGCCGAAGGAGATGGTCTCTGCGGAAGATCGTGGTAGCCATCAGCCCTCCCTGAGGGTCGCGATCAGGTCATCCTTGGTGCCGGAGGTCGGGAGGCCCTTGCTCGAGGCGAGCGCCTTGAGCTGCGCGACCGTCCGGTCCTCATAGTTCCCGGTTCCGAAGTCGGACTCCTCGGCCTCGGCCTCGATCTCGACCGGGGCTGCCGGCGCGGGGAGATCCTTGAGCCGCGCCTTGATCGCCTTGGCCTCGTCGGTCCTTCCGATCCCTTCCTGCATGGCGAGGTCGCGCTCGAGCTGCAGCCGCAGCCGCGCCGCTTCCTCCGGCGTCGGGTCGGGGGTCGGGTCGGCCTTGACGCTGATGTCCTCCGCCATTCCCTCTTCTCCTTTCGGTCTCCCCGGTACGGGGGCGGGGATGCAGATGATGGCCCCGCCCCCGGAGCCGGGACTGCTTACGTTGCGGTGAGCTCGATAACGCCGTTGTCCACGAGACGCAGCGGCGTGAAGTAGCCCGCGTATGCCACCTGGACGCCGAGCACCGAAGGCTCGGTCACCTGGAGCGTTCCGACCCTCTGCTCGTAGACCTCCACCGCGGCGGTCGAGAACAGGAAGGCCTTGTTCGTGCCGAGGCCGGCCGACATGTACGTCGGGATCCCGGCGACGGCACCGATCAGGCCCTGCGAGAAGTCGCCCGCGGACAGACCGTCTCCGGTCTGGGCAACGCTCACGATCGGGGCGAACAGCGGACCGAACACCGGAAGGCGTCCGGGCGACAGCGCCAAGACGACCCGACCCAGGCCGGCGGTGGCCGTGTAGACCGTCGACGCTGCCGTCCAGAGCGCCGCACGGATCGTCGCGGCGGTCGGAGAAGCACCGTAGCCGACGTTCGTCGACGTGGAGGCGTCGAGGTTGGTCCCGAGCGCCGCCTCCGTCTGCACGGCGTACCGAGCGGCGAGGTCGTTGATGATCGTGTCCATGATCCCCGGCGCCGAGAAGTCGATGTTCTGCCGGGAGACGTTGACGTATCCGCCGTAGGTCACAGCGTTCGCCGTGAGCTTGGAGATCGTCATCTTCTGCGACACGAGCTCGGCCTTTTCATCCGCTGCCGCTCCCGCCGACCCCTGGACCGCCACCGACGTTCCCTGGGTCACCAGGGGTCGGAACCATGTGGCGGCCGGCATCGACCGGGGTCCGATGAGGCTGACCAGAGGCCGAGCCGCGTCGATGAAGTTGATCACTCCATCCAGGATCGGCGTCGGGATGAGCCCGGCGTTGTCCGAGGTCTTCTGGTGCGCTGCCGCACGGTTGTAGATCTCCAGGCGCTCCAACGCCTGCCGATCGCCGAGGTGCCCGTTGTATTGATCCATCACGTACTCGCCGGCCGAGCGATAGCTGATCTCGCCCTGGTCGACCTCATGGCGCATCTTCGCCATCTGGGCCTGGACATCGGCGGCCTTCTGTCGGGCCTGCTGCGATCGCACCGAGGCGGCGCGGAGCGAGTCGAGTTGCTCCTCGACGACCTCGATGCGCTTCCGAGACTCCGTGACCAGCTCCTGTTCGGAGGTGGTCAGGTCGCGCTCGGTGTCCTGCGCGTTGGCGACCGTGCCCTGGATGAACGAATCGCGTTCGGCGATCTCTCGCTCGAGCCGATTGATCATGGCATCGGTCTTGGTGTTCTCTTCCACCAGCGGTTCCCCCCTTTCGGAGGTTCGGGCGCGCGGGCGCGCGCCTACGGATAGGTCTCGGCCCTCTCGGCCAACGAGCACCGACCCGCCGCGCCTGCGCGCGACCTTCCTCCTACGAGGGGTCCCTAGTGCGAGCGGAGCCTTCGCTCCTCCATCCACGCCACGACCTCGTCGAGGCGCGGGGTTTCCAGCGGCGCGAGCTCCTCGGCTTGACGCCGCTTGCTGCGGACGTCGAGCACCTGCGCGCCTTGGTACGCCCCGCGGTCCGGGAACGCGAGGTGATCGACGAACGCCCGCCGGATACGACGCTTCTGGTGTATCCGGTCGAGCACCTGATCGGAGCCTCGTACCCCGAAGGCGACGGACACGCCGAGGACGCCCTCGTCGGCGAGCGTCAGGGTCTCGTCTCCGAGCGGGGTCTTCGCGATCTTCGCCTTCGCGATCAGCCCCTCGGGCGGCTCGGGCGCGAAGCTGACGACCTTCCCGATCAGGCCCGAGGTTTCCGGCCTGCTCTGGAAATGCTCTCCGGCCTCATGGCCTCGGAAGACCTGGACCTGGAACTTCTCCGGCCGTTTCTCGATCCCGTCGAACGCACCGCGCTCGATCGTCTCGCGCCATATCTGCCCGCGGTACTCGACGATCGCCTCCTGCTCGTACGGAATCGCAAGCACCTCGATCAGGCGCTCCGGGAAGTTCACGCCCTCGACGGTCGCCGCCCGCGACTCGATCGGCGCCTCCTTACGGCTCTCGGTCTTCTCCGAGGCGTACAACGCCGCGAGCTGCGCCTTCGCCTTCTCCTCGGTCGGATGGCAGCCGGCGGTCTTCCCGTCGGCGTCCTTGATCACGCAGTATTCGTCGTCGCGCTTCTCGATGTGCCACGGGATAGGTCATCGCCTCCTCGGCACTACTGTTCGCCGCCGGTGATCGCGTCCATCGGCTCGGTCACGGTCGGCAGACCCGGCGCCGCGCCCTGGAAGTTCTCGTACACCGCGACATCCTCCGGCGTGATCACGCCCGACGCGATCAGCTTCGACCAGGCCTCCGCGCGCTGATCGAACGGCGGCCGACTGTATTCGTCGCGGTTGATCTCGACCTGCTGGCCGAGCGGGAGCGCCCAGTACGAGAGCGCGCTCATCACCTTGACGGCGAGCGACCGGAGCTTCTGACGGTCGTGGTAGTCGAACAGCGTCGAGACGTTCGAGTACGTCATCGAGTCTCCGCCGGAGGGAAGCCCGACGAGGAACGGCGGGACGCCCAGCAGGACGGCGATCCGAGCCTCGTTGAACTGCTCGAGCTCGTGCATCGCCATCTCTTTCGGGGACACCGCGGGGTGATCCTTGAGCGTCGCCCCGTTGTCGAAGACGGGCGGCGCGGTCGCGTTCTGGACCCGCGCCGTCATGTAGGCGTCCATCAGCCTCTGGGCTTCGTCCGGCGTCAGAGCGTCGGCCGCCTCGATGGTCCGGGTCGGAACCCCGCCGGTCGCGGCCATCTCCCGGACGTACTTCGCGATCAGCCCCGCGGTGAGCATCCTCCCGCCAGCGACCTCGAGCGGACCGACGCCGTGCGCGCTGTCGGTCGTCGACTTGTACCGGATGTGAAGGACGTCCTCTGTGACGTCGATCCCGGTCTCGCCCCCGAGCTTGTATCGGCGAACACCGCCGACCATCTCGACGTGGAACGCCCACCCGGGGATCACGCGGAAGCGCATCGGGTAGTCGTCCGAGAATCGGCTCATCGCCACGATGAACGCCTCGCCGAGTTGAACGTCCCAGAAGAGCTGGTTCGCGAACTCCTCCCAGGAGGAGTAGATCGACGGGTCGGGGTTGATCATCCAGGAGCTCGGCGACATGACCTTCCCGCCGCGGGTCTTGAACACCGGCAGCGTCGAGAGGACCGAAGCGTTCTTATCCATGCAGGTCCATGCGACGTCGATCAGCTCATTGAACCTCGACTCGCCGTCCCAGTTCGGCGTCGACCAGCTCGAGGGCCAGCCGTTCCACGGCGACGGATAGAACGCCGGCAGGGACCGCGCCTCGACGTCGGGGCCGACGATCTCGACCCCGTTCGGGTCGCCGCTTGCTTCGCCGGCTCCGACGGTCGACGGGGTTGCCGGGGGGTTCGCGTTCGCGATCTCGCCGGAGTGGTTGACGCCGCCGGTCAGCCAGGACCATAGGCCCATCAGCCGGTCCCCTTCCAGACGTGGATCGTCGGCTTGCTCGGAGGCTGCGAGGCCTGGTCCGCCGCGAGGATCACGGCGATCAACCCCTGGACCTCTTTCGACGGAACGAAGTAAGAGCCCGTGGGAGCCTCCTTGACGAGCGCGGACATCACTTGCTTGCGGAGCTCGGGGTCCCCGTCGTGGATCAGCTTCCCGGACGCGACTAACGCCATGAAGGTCGAGGTCGCCTCCATCAGGACCCTCGGCGACTGGGCCTGATCCTCGAGCGGAAGCCCGCCGTCGGTGATGACCTGGACGCCCCCGAGGCCGTATTGCGGCGCGTACCCGTAGATCACGCGGACGTCGTACCTATCCGCGAGCCGCCGCAACGCGAACTCGAGGCCGGGAAAGTCGTACGGGAGCATCTCGGCGCGGACCGCGATCCGGCCCTCCGGTTTCGGCGCGGCGATCCCGATCCCTACGCCGCCCTGCTGCGTGATGCGGGTCGCGAGGTAGACCGTATCCCCGTCCGCGAGGCCGCCGACGTCGACCCGCAGCGCGTCCCAGGTCGGCCCGTCGACGACCGGCCCGTCGTCGCCCGCGATCCAGAGGTTGCAGGCGAGCCGCGCCCAGGACCCGACCGTCTCCATCGGCGAGTCTTTCCGGCCCTGGAGGACCTCCCGCGTGACCCACGGCGCCGGGTTCGCCTGGAGGACCAGCCTCATATCGTCCGGGTCGTCGTCGGGATCGAGCGCGTACTCGACGAGGACGACCTGCCCGCTCGGGGAGCGGTACGTCCGGCGCTTGCGAACCTTCTCGACCGCGTAGCTCTCCCGGGCCTTCGTGAGCAGTTTCCCGAGAGGCGAGTCGAGATCGGAGCCCGCGGTCGAGATCGTGATCATCTGCGAGCCGGCGAGCAGACCGTTCCGCCAGACCTGGTACAGCTCACCCGTCGGATGCCGGTGGAGCTCGTCGACGAGCGCGAGCGTCGGGATCACGCCGTCCCCGGTGCGCGCTTCGTGCGGCATGACCCGGAGCCGGCCCTGCTCGAACCGGATGACGTGCATCCCTTCGCGGACCTCGAAGACTCCCTCGTACCGGGTCGGTCCGGCGCGCTTCCCGTACTCGTGCGGGAGAGCTCGGCGCTCGAGGCCGGCGGACTCGATCAGGAGCGTCGCCTGCCGATGGAGGATCGCCGCCTGCTCCTTCGACGCCGCCCCGATCACCGCCTCGGCTCGGGGGATCATCAGCAGGTGGTAGAGCGCGAGGACCGACAGGAGCGTCGTCTTCCCGTTCTTCTTCGGGATCAGGATGATGAGCTCGATCACCCCGGCGAAGTAGAACGCGAGCAGGAACGCCTGGAACGGGTAGACCCTCAGTCCGAGGAGTTTCGCGAATCGGCGGAAGCCGCGCAATCCGTACGGCATCTTCCGGATCGCGACGATCTCGGCGGGATACGCCTCCTGGACGCCCTTCATCGTCCAAAACTCTTTTTTGGATCAAGCCGCCGCCCAAAACTCGATTTCGGACGACCGGGGGGGAGATTTCCCGCGCGGCCGCGGCGGCG